ACGGCCAAACACCAAAAAGAAAAACAACAAAAAGTCTCCTCGCCGCCGTTAAGTCCAACGGGTTCAGATGAATGCAAACCCTTTCAGAGCATCTCCGTCCGTCACGTCACACTTAGCCACTGACACGTCAGTCCGTTTACGAATCACCACTTGGTGTGCGCGCACAATCAACCCGTAGACATCCTGGAAAAAATAAACACCCGACACCTCAACGATACAGCTGAGAACATCCCCCTTGAGGGTCCCTTCTTCGATGGCAGGAAACACACTCCTCTTCTGCTCATCAAAGAATTGCGTCAGCGGATCCACCTTGACACGAAGTCCGTTATCTTTTACGTTTGAGCGAAACGGTGTAGATCCAGAACAAATCTCATCGAGCGTCTCAGTCCACCACGTGCAAAAGTCCAGTGGCATTTCGAGCGTCACGGATTTGAAATCCGAAATGCCATTGTACATGACGCGTCCAGTCGGAATCTGGAATCGAAGTGGCGTTCCATCAGCCTGCGTCACTTTCGTGCCACCACCGCGTTTCCCAGCAAAGACGAGCGTCGACGTGTCAACCTCAGACCACTTCATATATTTATTATGTGTTTTCTCTGTTTTAAGTATGAATTAAAATATATTTTTACTATAAATGAGTCGCGTTTTTCTCCGCAAGACCAACTTCAGGACCATCACTGGTCTTCCTGTATTCAAAACTATTACAGGTAAACTTGTTACTAAAAAGGGAACTCCAGTTGAGCAACACAGGGGTAAGTATATCACTGAAAACAACCGCAACATAATAAGAGGCGAAATGAACATACGCGGTGGGGGCTCTCACCGTCTTAATACAAAGGGGATAGCAAACTGGTATATTAACTATATTCTCCATCTTAGGAACTTTAACGATAAGCGGAACCCTAACATAAACAAGCGTCGTATACCAACAACCACTATGAACTAATTTCAACATATTATTACCCCGAACACATCATACATGCCTCTGGGTTAGCCAACGAACAAGCAAGTACCTCTTCCTCTGTTGGGACAGAATACTTCCATATAAACCCACCTGATGTTTTCTGAACTCCTCTTAAACATTGGGAAATACAAGTAGGACTCCTCCCTATAACATTTGCTGCAAGTGTTATAGAGTCGAAAGTGTGTATACACGTTTTTCCATCTGATGACCATTGTTCAACCGGTTTCAGATGACTTTCTGCAATCTTCTTTTTGTGCTCTTCAGAATGGGGCTTACCGAAATTAGGGTTTTTTTCGCCTATCCTAGTTTCACTTATTAAATTTCGGGTTTCACTTGTATGTACTCGTCCATAAAAATGATTATTAGCTCCTGTCATTTTTACAGACAATTGGGATTTATGGATTTCAGCGTGTTTATACCCCCTAATTCCTCTACCACCAGCCGTCATATTGAAACCCTTTGATCCAAGGGTTTCATATATTGAAATATAGTATATCTCCCAATCATCTAGATACATGGGAGATATATTTTCATGAAGAATATCTGTCGTGAAATTTTCCCACCCGTATTTTTTTATCGCTCGGTGAAAATGAGTTGAATCTTTTGACTTCAAATGACCTTTTGTTCTAATTTTCTCGCTGTAAATACTCTGACCTATATAACTTCTCCCATCCCCTATGTATGTATGACGGTAAATAACCCCCGTTCCATCCATGCCATATAATGAGAAAAAGTATTATCCTTAACCAGAACACATTAAACAACCTTCTGGGTTATCACGACGACATACTTCAGCTTCCGTTGAAAGCTGTGGTAGTACGGGAGCGATGGTAACTTGTTGAGGCCTTACCTTCGCTCGGGTCCTGATATAATAGGAACCCGTTTTGAGACCCTTTTTCCACCCGTAGAAGTGCATAGACGACAGCTTTGCTACGGTTGGATTCTCCATGAAAATGTTCAGCGACTGTGACTGGTCGATGTAGGCCCCGCGGTCAGCTGACATGTCCAGGATACTCTTCTGTGGAATCTCCCATACGGTCCTGTAGATGTTCTTGAGCGTCTCAGGAATACCATCGAGACCTTGTACCGACCCACCGGCTCGAATAATCTCATTCTTAATTGTTGGGTTCCACATATCGAGTTTCTGCAAGTCACGGACCAGGTGCTTGTTCACCATGACAAACTCACCCGCCAGCGTCCGACGTAGGTAGATGTTGGTCGTGTACGGCTCGAACGCCTCGTTGTTCCCCATGATTTGGGCGGTTGACGCAGTCGGCATCGGTGCCACGAGCAGCGAGTTTCTAAGACCGTTTTTCGCAATACACTGCTTGAGAAAAGCAAAACTCTCCGTGTTCACTCCCCACATATCAGGTTGAAGGATACCCTTCGAGGCGGGCGAACCCTCGTATGTATCGTAAGGCCCTTCTTCCTCGGCCATATCACTCGACGCTAACAGAGCAGCACGGTATATATCTTGAAAGATATCCTTGTTGAGCTTGCGCGCCTTGGGCTCGTCAAACGACAAACCGAGCATCTGAAACACATCTGCCAGACCCTGAACCCCGATACCGATCGGGCGGTGGCGTTTGTTGCTGTCCCAAGCCGCCATTGTCGGGTAAAAGTTCTTGTCGATGACCCGGTTCAGGTTACGGGTCACAACCTGTGTAACCCGACGGAGCTCGGAGAGGTCGAACTCCCCGTTCTTCACGAAAGTCGGGAGGCACAGCGAAGCCAGATTGCATACGGCCGTCTCATGAGGGCTAGAAACCTCCATGATTTCGGTACAGTTGCCGGTGATGACGCCGTTGAAGATGCCCGTGTGACGTTTCGGCTCGTTGAAACAATACGTCGCATCCACGCGCCCGTTATCTTCGATTGAAACGACCCGAACATACTGTCGGACATCTCGAGACACCGGTGTAAAGTCGCTCAGGTCAAGACGGTGTGTATTGAAGCCCGCATTGATGAGTGTCTCGACTCCGAGGGCGGACACTACGAGACGCCAGCACGTCTGTGTGTCGAACATCTTCTTACCACCCTTTCCATCCGGAAGTTCAGATTCTCCTGCCTCACGCAAGAGACCAATTACCGAGCTCACTCCGAGTGTATGAAGCATGAGTTGAATTTCCCGAAGGAAGCTCAGGTGAATAGATCCGACCGAGATGCTCTTTTGGGTCGGATTTCCAGGACAACCCTGTGTGTGACCGTCCGCGTCACACAGACCGGCGAACCAGACGAGACGGGTTTTCACTGTACCACGTAGAGGAATTTTGAATTTGTTGGGGAGGTCGTAGGGAAGCTGGACGTTCAGACGACCAGATGCATCTTCGTTACCAGACATCGTTCGAACCTCCAAGTACTCTACGAGTTTCTTCTTTTCACCGTACAGTGAGACTGTTGGAATCGTTTTGAATCCGGAGTACGTCGAGTGGTAGGTGCCGTCCCCACAGAAAAACCCGTGAGTATACGGATAACTGAAATCTTCTGTATCTTCGAATTCAACTGGATTTGGAGGGGTCCATTTGATGAGGCGGTCACCTGGAACAAGATTCGTGGTTGGCTTGATTTCCGTCTTTGAACCATATCCGATCTGAAGATGAAACTTGTGGTATTCGGTGCACTCGAGGAAAGTGCCGTCACTGAAATTGACACGGACCAAACGACTCTTATCACTCGTCTTCGAGATGGTGACGGCGGACCACTCTTCGCCGTTCCATACGTCGACTACTTGCCCGACAAGATTTGATATTTTTTGGTATCCATTCTTGGTTAGAATCATCGTCTCGGGTGCGACGCACAAGTTACTGGACTTGATCGTTCCAATATTCTTCTGGTTTGATTTTTCATTCACGGAGTCCTTGTAGCACATGTACGGCGTCCCAGTCTCAATCTGAGACTTGAGCACGGCGTCCCATACCTGACGTGCCTTGACAACTCGCTTATATTTACCCTCGTCAACGTACTTTTGGTACAACTCATTGAACGCCTCACCATACACTTCTGCCAGCATAGGGCACTCATGAGGACACATCAGGTGCCACTCCTCATCCTTCTCCACCTTTTGCATGAATAGGTCAGGAATCCACATCGCCGTGAACAGGTCGCGACACCGCATCTCCTCGTCACCTTGGTTCAGGCGAAGCTCGAGAAACTCCATAATGTCGGCGTGCCACGGCTCGAGGTAAATGGCAAATGACCCCTTGCGTTTGCCACCACCCTGGTTGACGTACCGAGCCGTATTGTTGAAGACGCGGAGCATCGGCACGATGCCGTCGGCGACTCCATTCGTCCCCTTGATCCGTGTACCATTTGCACGGATGTTCGAACAGTGGATGCCGATACCACCCGACCACTTGGAAATGTGGGCACACTCCTTGAGTGTCTCGTAAATCCCTTCTATGGAATCATCCTTCATCGCCACAAGGAAGCAGGAGCTGCCCTGTGCATTGTTAGAGAGGCTATTAAAAAGCGTCGGCGTCGCATGCGTGAAGAACTTTTGGGACATGAGGTCATACGTTTCCTTGACGCGTGAATAGTCAGTCGCGTGG